TTTGTTTAATGAGGGTTTGTTTCTTTTCTTTTTGTATTCTACGAATAAATGCATAATATATGATTTGTGTAAAATAAGCAAAAGGATTACTAGACTTAGCTGGATCAAAATTACTTACATATTGCAAACAATTCTCTATACCATCAGAAATCATATCCTCTTTATATGTGTAATTAATGAAATTTGGTCGATAAGATAAGTGATTAGCAATCTTTAGGAAACATTCACCTATATAATCACTTATTGGTGGGTCTTGTTTTTTTGTTTCACGAGCAGAAAGCACATTGTTTCTGTGTATTTTCATTGCCTCTAGGAAATCTTTGTTATTAACATAGTGTTCCTTTGGCTTAGGTTTCTTTAATTTAATATTATTCATAATATCTCCATTATATCATAAAAACAGGAAAAAGTCAATCTTTCATTTTGTTTTTATTTAATCTTTCGTTTTTTTGACGAATTGATTCCTCTAACCCCATTTTTAAGAGCTCTTGCTCTTTTTTCATTTGGTCATAAAAATCTAATTTTTTTTCATTTTTTTTGGTCTTTTTGCTTGACATTTTATACAAAATGGTGTATAATAGGCATGTGCCTCCTTCAAATATAGATTAAGCTTAATGAATGGTCCTTTTACCTCTTAAATAATTAAATAATTCATTATATTCTTCATCACTTTCCATAGCATCCAACAAACGATTAAATTCTTCTCCTGGTGCTGGCAATTTTTGGTGATATTTGGGAACTTGTTCTGTTTTATTATCTTTTTTTATTATTGGGACTGGTTGTGTTCCTGTTCGTATAGGTGGAAATTTACCTGTTTTTATATTAGTATAATACTCCACTATTGATTTAGTAGGATGTGCTAATGCAAGAATATTTTGTTTTTTAACAATAATTACTGAATCAGTAGTTTGAAAACACCAAGGTTTTAATGCCATTCTTTCTTCTGACCATAAATTTTCAGGTTCAGGTTCCATAACATAAATATCTATTTTATACGGATCATATAACTTAACAAAATCTTCTGTAGGTAAAGCTGATATACTAGCAATTAGCTGTTCACCACTTACTAAACGAACAATGCGAGTTTCAGGACTTACTGGTTTTTTTACTGTTTCTTTTATATCTGTCATATTAAATCTATGTTATGAATTTCATAATCAAACTCTTGTTCACTATAGGTATTTATCCTTTCCATAAAGTGTCCCATAGTATAATTACGATAACTTTTATAACCAAAATCATCTGATATGTCATATAAGGTCGCACTTTTCTTATTATCTCCTAGTCTTAATCCCCTACCAATTGATTGTAAATTTCTAATCCTAGATTTACTTGGGGAAGCAAAAATAATATTATGAAGATTACGAATATTAATACCGGTACTAAAAGTACCAAATGATGCCACGATAATTGCTTTTTTTTCATTTTCTGTTATACTCCTTACTGTTTCTCTATCTTTTGTTTCTGTACCACCATACACAAAAAATACCTTTCTTTTAAATTTTTTCATTACATCAAATAAATTTTTTCCATGTTTCTCAACAAATTGAAACAAAACTAAAGTATTACCATTTAATCCTTTAGCAAGATTCGTTATAAACTTATTACGCTTTTCGTGTGTAACAATATACTCCATTTCTTCTTGGTATTTCATTTTTTTTACTTGGATACATTCTTCTTTAGGATACTTTAAGACAATACATTGAATTTTTAAATCAGCTAACTGTTTGTCATCAATCAATTCTCTTGTTGTTGTTATACTCTTTACTGTTCCAAATAAACCTTCTAATACTAACTTATGTGTTTTTGAATCATCTAAAGTGCCAGTAGTACCTATTCTATATTTAGCATTAACTAAAGAGCTCATAATTCTTTGTAATTCTTTTGATTTAAATAAATGAGCTTCATCACCTATGACACATTGAAAATTTGTAAAAAATGATTTATCAAATGTTGCTAATGATTGCCAAGTGGATATCACAACAGGTTTATCTGTTTCATTTTCATAACCATAATATTTTCTATGGCAATATTTTTCGGCATCCCATCCATAGTCCTTAAAATCACCATACATTTGTTCTACCAGATTTGTTGTTGGTACAATCAACAGACACCTATTATTTAATACTTTCATCATTCTAATAATACAATATATAATTAAAGACTTACCACTTGCAGTTGGTGAAAGCAATATTGTCTTTTTATTATTGATGGCATGATGGATAGCGTCAAGTTGATAATTTCGCACAAATAAACGCTTATTTTTCGTTTTTAGTGATAAACCATCACAAAACTTGGAAATATCATTGGAGGGAACGCTCCCACCAATGGTTAAAGAGTCAGCGACAGCAATACTATAGCTGTTCCTACGACAAAATTCACTAACATACGGTAACAGACCAGCATATATCTTTCCTGTTGCTTTAGAGAATAATCGTATCTTACCATCCCACCTTTTAGAACGGACAGATGGCATAAAGCTAGCACCTGGTACAGAAAATGTAAAAAAATCTGATAGACTTTGGAGAAGACCTAAATCTTCACTTATACATTTAATATATGATTCATTAAACTTGGTTACTGTTAAGTCGCTCATGTAATTGTTGATATGTAATCCATTCCATATTTTTCCGGTCTTTTAATTCATCAAAAGGTTTATCTTCTCCCACATGAATATATTTGTGATTAGGAAACTTATTTAATAATAGTTTTGTATGTGTTATCCAATTATGTGGATTAATAGAAGCTGCCTTCTCACCCACATAACCCTTTGTTCCCTTATATAAGTTATTTACTGTTTTTGTTTTAGAGAAATAATCATAACCTATCAAGTAAATAATATCATCTTTATCTGACGCCATATATGCAATTAACATACCAGCATTTGTTTTATCATTCTTATACTTACCAAATCCCATTACTTTATCTTTTTTCTTTGTCCAAGTAATAGTATAACCTTCCTGGTCCTTACTTAAATGTAATTTATAATCATCCTCATGCCAATCTTTTCGTTCTGCTCTCAATTTTTCCATTGTATCTTTATTATTCGCCCAACAAACAAAAAACCTTTTCTTTTCATCTGGCCAAGACCATTCATTTGTATATACATTTGGATTGTCAACCTCACCAATAAACTTATCTACAGTTTCTTTATAGAATAATTTGGAGTACATACTGGCAGGACACTTTGCCCATTGTTTTAAATATACAGGATACTTGAAAGCATAACCTGAACGATATATTTCGTGACAAATATTAAAATCCATGGCCACTAAAACATCTGGAGTAAAATCTCTATACAATGCATTACAACCATATATCTTACCATGGTTTCGTAATGTTTCTAAATTAAAATCTTTTCTACTCTCACCATTACCAATACAAAAAATCACATACCTCCTTCTGTAAATCTTTTCCAGTCTATAGCATTTTTAATTTGAAAACCTCGATTGTTTATTTGCCTCAATATATTTTCCAAATAACTGCAAACAACTTTCAGGTAAGATACCTTTTGTGACAGTTTAAGTATATCCTTATCAGCGTCTATGAAAGTTGATACATCCTGCCGTAAAACTTTTAATTGAAAATCACTATTCTTATATTCTTCGGGGTCCGCTTTACCAGTATAAAACAACCATTTACTTTTATATAATTGAGAATATTCACCTTCTGCTTTTTTAAGCATAAGAGTATATGTTGAAAAATGTTTGAGATATTTTGAATGTAATATAGGTGTGTTTAAAGATTCTACATCCAATTCTGTATCATCAATCTTTAAATCCTTATCCACTTCATTTTGTAATTCTTCTAAATTCATAACTATATTATATCATATAATTGCCAAAAAGGCAAGCTTTTACTTAAAACGGTGTTGTATATTCGTGGTACTTATAACCAAAAGTTAATTGTGTTGAAAGATATTCTGTATCTGTTGCATTTTGAGTATATTCTAACGAACCTAAAGTTTTAGGATAACAATCTATAAAAGTTATTTCAACTTTAGGTATATTTCTACTTGTTAATACAATCAATTTAGCGTCTGAATAAATGGCACCATCTGGTGTTGCAGGATAAACTTTACCTGCTTCTGTTTGAACACCCCTACTTTGAGACCTAGGCATCCTATCTGCACTTGCAGCTAACAATTCTTGGTATTTTTCATCACTATCCATTTGTGCTAATCCACCCATCCAATCATGGATTGCCCGATAATTTGCTAATTCCTCATCAACAAGAAATGTAACTGTTAAATCCTCAAATGTTAAATCATTACCTGGTATTCTTAACTGTTGTAATCTTGTAGGTTGTACGATTTCCGCTAAAGAAATACC